CATACGACTATGACAATAAGATGTTCCAATAACCCAAAGTTTAAAATCATTTTCCCATGTATCTTTATGGTAAGATGTTTGACCACTTGCGTCATTACGTTGTCCATAACCCAAATACTTATTGATATTACTTTCAGCATTATAATAAGTTGGATTTCTTTTGTCGTAGTTGTCGCCAAGTCTTACTTCATAATCTGCGTCAAGACCTTTTGCTTTAATCTCATCACGATAATAAGAAATTAAAAATTCCTTATCTGCGTCAAACTTGATGTGAACATCATCATAGTATTCTTCCATTTCGCCATGATAATCTTTTCTCATTATTGGTGTATTACTTTGAACATGAAAACAATTATCATTGTAAAGTCTACCACCACTTTCGCCATACTTATTATTCATGGCTCTAATTGTATCAACATCTTCTTGTGGTTGATGAAATCTTACGAGATCATTAATTTTAACTTTTGCTTGTTCTCGCATTTCATTATATGTTTTTATTGCGTCAGTATGTTGTTGATGATATTTTGAATT